CACGGTGAACGTCTTGCCATTGCGGGTCATCGTGTACGTGCGTCGCTCGAAGCCCGGCTTGTTGTAGCCAGGGCGGTTGTATGCCTTCGGCGGCGACGGTAGGCGGATCTGCCGGGGCTGCGTGCCCTCTTCGAGCCACCACTGGTGAAATGCCCGGTCAGGGCCGGCTCGCACCGTGCCGCCGGCAGCACTTACGGAGTCCGAAAGCCCCGCACGTCGGAACCCGAGCACCGCAACCGCCGCCCCGTCCTTCGCGTAGACGAGGATCTTCTTCGCTACCGCACGCCGCAGGTTGCCCGTCGGCCCGAGCGGCGTGGTCTGCTTCAACGCTTGGAACGCAGGCTCGATCGCCTTCGTGAGTGCCGCCTTCAGAATGCGAGCCTTGTCAGCCGGCGAAAACAGCCGGCCGATGTCCTGCTGCAACTGCCGCAGTTCCGCCATCTCGGCGGTGATCTCAATGCCCGCGACTGCCATCAGTCCACCCTCTCCGTGCACAGCAACTCGTGCTCGCTGCGGTTCGCGTGTTCCAAGAGCGTCGTGATCTCCAGCACCCGACCACGCCACAGAAGCCGCATCGTCTGCACGAGCCCCGTCACGTACCGCAGCCGCACCCGGTGCGTGCCTTCGGTCTGCTGCTGCCCCAGGAGCAGCACTTCGCGGGACGAAAGCCCTTCGACGCTCGCCCACCGTTCCGTGTAGGTCGCCCACTCCAGCGTGCTCTCGCCGAGCGAGTTGCGACGCTCGGTCGCCTGCTGAATCGTCACCCGTTCCCGCAGTCGGCCAGGGTCAAGAGCCATACATCACCAGCGTGTACGCAGCGGTGCCAGCAGTCGCCACGACGTTGATGGAGAAAGCCGAAGTCTCCACGGCCTCCGACACGGCCACTTGATTGGCCCTGGAGTAGATCGTCCAGTCATTGTTGCCGCAGCCGCCCGACCCGTCGCACGCAACCATCTCGCCTCCGCTGGCTTGAAATGCCACACGCGAGACGTTGGCAAACGACACGATGACGCCAGCCGAATCGCGATACGTTGTCGGTGCAACCGCCACCGTAGACACGGCTGTACCCACGGTCCCCGACACGACGGCGATCTTGCCGAAGTCATACTCCGTTGCAGACTGCACGGCGATCGCCTTCATGCTGGTCACGCCCGAAGCGATCGTCGAATCGTGGAACACCACGTCGATGCCGAACCGCCCGTTGATGCTCACTGGTAGCTCCCCCACTTGGCAGAATCGAGCAGCGACTTCACGCCGAACGGAATCTCTGACAGGTTGACCGCGTCGGCCGCCAGACGCCGCTCGTACCACATGCCGACAAGCCACAGGATCGCATTCTTTACCCGTTGCGAAACGCTGGCCCCGGTGCCGTCGCGTCCGGCCCACCACGTCACCGTGACGGCGTTGTAGTCCATGAGATGGCTGGGCCAAGAGCCGTTGTAGTTCGTCCGCAGCACGCCGGGCTTGCTGTCACGATCGACGCGGTACTCGTTCGTCGAGAGCGTCGCAGTGCTCTGGTTTTCCAGCGTGTAGGTCACGCTGACAGCCGTCACCGTGCCTGCCGAAGCCATCGGCGGTCTCGGCAGCTCGATCTGCACTGGAAAAGAATCGAGCGTCATCCGGTACTGGGTGTGCACGAAGGTTTCGTCGCAGTACGCCTCGCACCACTCACGCGCGGCCTTGATGTACGCCGAGATCAGGGAATCGTCGGTGCTGGTATCAACTCGCAGATGCGCCTTCGCCTCTGCGAGCGTCACCGGCTCAACCGCCGGCTCTGTCAGGTTCTTGAGGCTGCGGTATCGCACGCGGTGGGCGTCCTCGTCTACGCGGTGTCACGTCGGCCCGTTCGGCCTCGGTCTCGACCGACGCCGTCTCGATCAGATCCATCTGCGGCTCGCGAATCGCAAGCCCGTCGCGAATGAGACGCTGTGCCGTCTCGCCTTCGCACTCGACCACCGTTCCGACCGTGTAGGTCGAGTAGTTCTTCGTCAGTTTGATTTTCATGATTGCGGCACGCTCCATGCAGTTTTGGGCTTTCCATTGGCGGTGTAGTCGCCGACGTACTGAAACACCGGCTTCTGGAGATCCCTGCCCGGCCAGACTGCAACCCACTCTCCGTGGCCGATGGCGACCCGTGGCGAGATGTAGACGCGGTTGCCGCCCTTGCGGAACTGCTTCCACATATGGATGTCCGAGTCAGTTCTGCCGTCTCCGTACTCGCCCTTGTCGTTGGGGATGTCTTGGAACCACGGCTTCGGCGTTCGCTTCAACGCCTTGGTCGAGATGAGCGTGCAGCCGAAGTGAGCCGAGTCCACTTCCTGTACCGGCTCCGCGAACCAGCTCATCGGCAGTTCGACAGCACCTTTCGCCGGCGGATTGTCGAGAGCACCGGGCAGCGTGAACATCGGGCGGCCATCCTCCCGCTTCACCTGGAGCGGGGCGAGGGCGTCGCACTGAAACGCCATCGCCATCGCCACGAGTTCCTCGACCGTCTTTTTGTCCCAGAAAGAATCCATGTCAGTGCACAGGATGTATTCCGTGGTGTCCACGAATTGCTCCATGCACCGCTGGAGCACTTGCCCCCAGAGAGCACCTTGCCCGAGCGTTGGGCGGATGCCGAGCGGCATGAGGGCTTGAGCCCAGCCGAAGACGTTGGAAAGCGGGCCGAACCTTGGCCCGCTCATCACGCACTCGATTCGCACATCGACATCCGTACCGCCGACACGCACGATCATGGGCACCTCTGGAAACAGGAATGGCGGGCGCGGCTTATGCCGCACCCGCCATACACTGTGTCGATGCTGTCAAGTTCTAGCCGGAATACTTCGCGAGCACGCCCTTGGCGGAAGCCGACTCGGGGCCAGCCTCCCCCTTGCCCAGCCGAGCCACGATCGTGGTGGCAAGGCTGGTCGCGGGAGTGGCGTCGATCTTCAGATACCGGCCCTTGCCGCGAAGATCGACATCGAGCCGCACCACGCTCGGCTGGGCCGTGACAGCCACGCTCGCGGCGGGAACCGCCACGGTGTAGACCGAGGAGCCCGCCGTGGTCGTGTCGCCCTGCGAGAGCGTCAGCACGTTGAGGATCGACGCCGAGGTATTCGCCGGGGTCGCCGACACCGCCACGACCACATCGACCGACGCGTAGTCGTAGCCGAGGCGGTCGATGGTCAGGGTCGCCGTACCGGCAGCTGAGGTCACGGTGCTGCCCACGACCGTCTTGGTTGCTTCGAGATGGTTCACGAGTCAGAGTCTCCTAGAGGGTCAGAGGTCAGGCGGCGAACTTGAGGGCGACGATCGGGCCAGCCTTACTGGTGTCACCGAGGTCATGGGCAACCATCGCCACGCGGGCGGTGGCGAACGTGAGCAGCTGGTCGAACTCGATGAACCGGCTGGCGTCGGTCTTGACCGTCACCTCCCGCCGCACGCCCATCGTGCAGGCTTGCGACAGGTCGCCGAACAAGCAGGCGATCGCGTTCGCCGTGCCGGTCAGGCGGCTCTCCAGCGGATGGCAGAGCACGACCGGGAAGCCGAGGAACTGAAGACCAGCCCCGGCGGCCACGTCCGCTGTGTTATTGCCACCGGCCTGCGTGAGCAGCCGCAGCATCGACGAGCCGTATCCGGCCGGCGAGATGTAGAACTTCGCGTTCCGGCGGGCGTAGAGCGGCAGACGGGCCACGAGGTCGGTGAAGTCCGACAGGTCGAGGCCAGCGGTCCCGCTGCCGAACGTACTGTTGCCAGTCGCAGCCGTCACGACGCTGGCCGAGTGCGTGCCGTCATTGATGGCGACCGCGACGCCCGTAGTGCCGTGGTACGTTCCGCCGCTGCCGGTTCCGATAAACCCGGAATTGTCGAAGGCTTCGGCGAAAGCCTGGGCCGTCTCGACAGCCATCGCATCGCCGAGGTCGATCACGGAATCTTCCATGAGCGACATCGGAATCCGGTTGTCCACGCCCCACAGCTTGGCAGTGAGCGTCACGTTGTCGAAAGTCACGTCGCTCGTCTGCGGAGCGGCGTTCTCGCCGATCGGCCGGGCGGTCAGGCCGCCGGTGCGACGGGCGATAAGCAGCGTGTCGCTGTTCATCGTGACCCGGCGAGCATTGGCAGGAAATGCGCCGTATTCCTCGACCAGCCGGATGATCTCGCTGGACAGCTCGTCGTTCGTCAGCACGCCGCCGAGCGAGTTGATGCCGCCGGCCTGGGCGCGGTAGTTGACGCCGTGATCGTTGCACCACCGGCGAGCCTCTTCGTCGCCGAGCAGGCTGGCCTTGACCGACATGCCGGCGCGGTACGCCCGCTCCTCGCACTTGAAGCCCTTCAGCGGGCGGTGATTCTTCGGCACCGCGTAGACGGTTCGCTTTTCCACGGTCTTCTCCTCGGTGGTGGCTTCGACCTTGCGGGCCGGGGCGGCACGCTCAATCACGGCACGCATCTCCAACTCCTTGGCCTTGGCCCGCTCCAGCAGTTCGATCTGCGAGCGGAGCTTGTCGGCACGCTCCGAAAGCGACCGGAGCGACGCCTCCTGCTCCTCGGTCATCGGCTCGGCGGGAGCCTCACCCTCTGGCGCGTTCTCGGTCATCGCCTCCATCTCGGCAACGACGGCGGCCAGTTCTTCGAGCAGTGCCTTGATCTTGTCCACGAGCGACGCTCCTTGA